CCTTAACAAACCTGACCTCGCCCGACCCAACCTTTCCTTAACGTAACAAACGTGTCCTCGCCTGAACTCGACCGCCTGAACATACCGCAACAAACCGCAACATATCTAAACCGCCTGAACATACCGCAACAAACCGCAACAGATCTAACCGGACCTCGCCCCGACCGACTGACCCCGCCCCGCCTGACCAGAACGTACCCAACCCGACCCCGACCGTGTAACCTTGACCAAATGGATGGGGGCTCGCGGCCCCCGATCCTTCTTACGCAACTAAAGTAATATCACGACGGGATCTCTCCTCCGCCATGAACTGCATCAACTCCTCAGTCTGCTCATCCGCAAACACAGGGTTGTCCATCGCATCCTGCTGAACCGCTCGATCCTCCAACATCAACTCATCCCACTCACTCTGAAATGAACCCATGCTGTCCTCAGTCAGAACTTGGAACGTGCCAAACGATCCTCGGCCCTTCTCCTGCCGGAAGTCTCCAATCCCAACAATCGATCCCGCATTCGTCAATAACGACACAATCGAATACGCAGACAGGGTTGGTTGTACATACGCAATGTCAACCTCCGCACACCAACGAGGCAAGTAAGCCCGCGTCCGCATGTCCGGCGTCTTGTTCATGTCCGCAGAGCGAACCATGTCAATCTTCAACTGAGGCTTGCCCCATATCTGAACATGCGTCTGAGGTAAAAAAATTAACCGCTGCACACTCGTCTTCGTAATACCATCAGTCTCCAACGCAGCCGTAGCCATCGCGCCCTTGACCCCTGGAGCAGGGAAACATAACAACGTATCCCCAAAAGACTTCTTGTAAACCGAATCACGAAACTCCTGCTCAGGGTTGTGCTTGATCTCTTTCTTCTGCGCCGCAGTCTTGCGACCCCCACCAATCAACAAATCACGCATAGCCTTGCTGCTCATGCTGTTGAAATACAACGGGGTAGTGCCCATCATCCGAAGTTTAACGCGACCCTGCTTCAATGGTTGAATTTCCAATGCAGACTCTTGTGGTGCTTTCTTCGTTGCCATGTGTTTTCTCCTTACTTGGCTTCTAGTTGATAGTAACTTGTTTGTGACATGCGCCCTGCGCGTTAGTCAAGAACTTTTTTTCACAATCCAAACGCCCTCGCGCCCAGACTTCTTTCCAGTGTCCACAATTAAACCAGCCTTGTGTAACTGAGTCATCGTCGCCCGAACAATCGTAAGCTTCAATCCCGTGCGGTCCGACAACTGCTTCGCAGTCCCCGCTCCTCGGTCCAACTCACCCAAGATCTGCTCCTTGCGCGTCAACTTCTTATTGCTCCGACGCTTGCGCGTCAGCCGTTGCCAAAATTCTCTAATCATTTCTTCTTCTCCTCTTCTGTTAAACTCCTAAACACTTTGCGAAATACCGCATCCAACATATCTTCCATGTCCTGCGCTGTCATCACGCCTCCTCCTTAATCTCAGGATCCCACGAACGATCCTCACCATGATGATACTCACCCTCAAACATACCACCCTCGTCCTGATACTCCGCCTGAACCTCGATGCCCATCGCATGCAACCTATCCCACACCGGAATAGGCGCACCCCATGCCGTCCAACAGCGGAACGAGAACCATGACCTAGTATCAGCCTCTACAAGTCTTCCGTTATCTTCTCTGGTTTCATGGTCCAACTCTTCGTCGATCTCAACCTCACACACATCCCATTTTGTGCCCCAGTTGTTGACGCGCCAGTCATACCAACCCTCAACCTCGTACCCACCCCATTGCGTCTTGGGCGCTTGCCACTGCTCAAACGGCATCGGACAAACTAACTGACAAAACTGTGGGTTCTTGGCCCGACCCCCAACATGGGGATCGAAACCGTTTTCGGTCAAGCCATTGTAAAGCATGGACACCAAAGAATATGGCCCCTGAATATATACTTGTTGATAACAATGATTAGGCATCTGCTGTCTCCATATAACTTTCAATTAATCCTTGCGCGACTTGCGCCGTGATCGCGTTGCCATAGGCGCGCAATCGTCCCACGCGGGAGGTAGCCCCATTAACCAACGGGAATGTGCCGGATCTAACTGGCCTCCACTTTCCATCCCTGCATCCAAGCCAGTCAACATCTCCCCAGAAGCCGTTAGTCTTATCGGCCCCGCCATCTTCGACATCTGAGTCAAACTGCTCCCCGACATCTTGGCCGTGATCCCACTGCCGCCCCGCGTCCCGTCCGAGGCTGATGGTGTCGTCCACCCCACCAACTGAGCCGCCACATCCAACGTGTCCGTGCTGATCTTGCCGTCGCGGATCCGACCCCCTATGTAACCGCCCTTGTGATCCCGCGTCGTCGGCGTCGGCCACGAACCAAAGCCGTTGCCGGATGTGCGGGGCGCCGAAGCCCGCAGAGCACAAATCGAAAGCCCCGAAGGCGTAGTCCTCTCCTTCCATGTCAGCTTGTACAAGGTCGAGCCAACCAAGCCCGTCTTTGCTCGCAACCTGCTCTCCAAAGATCGTTGAAGGGCGGCACTCCGCGATGAGGTGGTGCCAGTGAGGCCAGAGGTGCCGCTCGTCAAGCACCCCCTTTCTTGTGCCGCTCTGGCTGAAAGGTTGGCAGGGACATGAGCCCGTCCAGACTGGTCTGTCGTCAGCCCACCCTGCGGACCGGAGAGCGTGGCTCCAGATTCCAATCCCCGCGAAGAAGTGACATTGAGTAAATTCTTGAAGTTCATTTGGTCGGACATCACTGATGCTCCTCTCGTCAACCACACCATCCGCGATGTGGCCTGATTTAATTAAGTTGCGCAGCCAATCGGCAGCATACGGGTCGATCTCGTTATAGTAAGCAGCCATCAAATCGCCTTCCAAATAGCCAACGCATCCTCAAAAGGCATGTCGTTTAAGATGCGGCGCGTCTCACCAGATTGTTTGTTAATCACCCACTCGCCTTGGGTTACAGTCGGGTGGTACTTGCTCTGGTAAATGCCGTCCTTGTACTTAAACTGAAACAGCACATGTGACTTCAACTTCTTCTTTAACTCACGAGCACTGAGCCAATCGTTGACCTGATCACAGCACCAAAATTCTAGCGTCTGAGGCAAACTGTCATGGATCATAACACCATCCGCACCCTCATAGCTGAAAGGTGAAGGAGGTAACCCGTCAAAGTAATCGTGGACCTTGCGCATCGTAGCACGATACTCACCCTTGAACTTAGGGTGGTCATAGTCACGATCCGCGCCCCCATGCCCATCGTTGCTGACAATAGCAACAGGCTTGCCGTCCACATAAAGGCTGGCTTGGTAACAGTGGGTCTCCTCAGAGGCCCACGCAGTGTGCTTGATGTTTTTCAATTCTAGTTTCATGATACAAACTCCAGATCAAAAGAATAATAAGGCTCAACATAACCCCACTTGCAGTCACTAGGTATCTGCATCGAAGCAAAGATAGCCCACTCATAAGGCCCCGCCTCTAAGCTCACAGCCCAATTGGCCTCATGACCATGAGCCTTGCGCTGCTCCGGGGTCCAGAAACCAACCTCAGTGTCAGGGTTCATGCCAACCTTGCGACACCACTTACACAATGCTCGGTGCAAGGCCCGCGCTGCTTGGGCCTTGGTCTTGTAGGACGCAGGGTCCCAGTCCAAGGTCATCGTGCCATCTTCCATACAATCTACAGTAAACATTTCTAGTCCTTTCGTAATGTTGAATGGTTGTAGACTAGCAACACAGATCGAGCCTGTCAAATAAAAATATTTCAGGGGCTGTTTACGCTGTATACACATTTTCGCTAGATATTTTTAAAAAAGCCCAAAAGGAAAAAGTTTTCGTGTAAATCTTGTAAACAGCGTAAACAAACACACTATAGTTGAGCCCGACTGTTTACACCTGTTTACAATAAGGCCTTATTGTTTACGTTTCAGCCTCTGAAATTTCTCAAGCAGACACCAGACATGGTGTTGTTGGTCTACAACCTCGGGGGAAAACAGCGTAAACAGCGTAAACATTTGTAAACAGCCGCAGCCCCTTGAACAGGGCGATCCTGTTGTTGTATTGTTGTTGAAAACATGGAGACCATTCATGCCGTCAATTAAGAAGAAGATCGAAGAAGAACACGGGCGCAAGCTCACCAATAGACAGATGACTTTTGCACAGAAGATTGTCGAAGGCATCTATTCCAACGCTGAGTGCGCCCGAAAGGCGGGATACTCGCACGATGTGGCCTACAACACCGCGTCAAAACTTCTGAACGGTCGGGATTACCCGCACGTTTTGGAATACATCACA